TCAGTCGGCGAAGTTCTGGATCGCCCGCAGGTAGTCGGCCACGTCGCCGTTGGTGCCCTCGTACCCGTCGAGGGTCGCCTGGAGCTGGCGGGCGGCGAGTTCCAAGCGATCCTCGTCGCCGGCGCGGGCCGCGATCTCCCAGACCGCCGTCTCGAACACCAACATGTCGCGCTTCGTGCCCGGGATGATTCGCCCCAGCCACTTGGCCTCGATGCGGATGTTGCCGTCTGCCCGGCAGAGCCTCGCCTCGCCCCTAGCGCCCTCGACCGTCATCTGCGTCACCTTCATCTCGTTCTCCTTCGCGTTACGTGTTCGCCCCCACCACGTGGATCAGGCCATGCTTTTCGCCCGGAAGCAAGGCGAATAATGGAGCAAACTGCATTATTTCTTTGCGGCCTAGCAGAAGCCTGACGGCGGCTCCCAGGCCCTCATCCGGCCCGCTCCCGCGTAGTCATGCGATGCCCGCAGTGGCGGCATTCCTTGAGGCGCAGGATGCAGCCGGGCTTGGCGCGCGTGTAGATGGTGTAAAAGTGCCGGCAGCCGCACTTGCGGCACACGAGGCCCCGGTCGTCGCGGCCCTGGAGGTCCGACAGGCGCAGCGGCGCCTGGCGATCCCCCGCAACCGGCGAATTCAGGTTCTCGGTCATCGCCGGCTCCTCTGAAGGTCGCTCAGGCGAATCGACTTCCGCAGCCGCCGGTCCCGCGCGACCGTCTGGTCCATGCCGGGCAGCGCCACGCCGCACATCGATGCCGCCACGGCGCACCCCACCAGGCAGTCGAACCAGTGGTTGTCGAACGCGCCGGCCCGCGGCTTCCACTCGTCCACCCGGCGGCCGCGGCCCTGGGTCTTGATGGGCACCTCGGCCGTCAGGTGCTCGGCGAACAGGCGGTGCTGGTCGGCCTTGCGGCCCCAGAGCGAGAGGCACCCGCCGTCGCCCTTGGCCACGGCCAGCCGCTCGTGGACGAAGGTCTTCCAGTAGTTGGTGTCGTACATGACGTGGCGAGGCATCTTCTTGCCGCGGACATTCGGGATGCGCCAGTTGTGTCCGACCTCATCCCCGGCCTTGCGGCGGTAGTCGGCGAACGGGATGTTCGACGCGGTAACGCCGCGGCCGTGGCTCGGCACCAGAATCGGCGCCCAGGCCGACTCGCGGCAGAAGTGGTACACAGTGTCGGTGGACTTCCCCCAGTTGGCATCGACGAGGCACCGGCTGATACGCATGACGGCTCCGTCGTCGCGCTCCCACTCGCGGCCCAGGAGACGGCCGGCCAAGGCGTCGAGGCCGGCGCGGATGGCGCCGCCCAAGTCGGCCCTGGGCGAAGCGCGGGTGAGCGTGTTCCGAGCGTCGCGCAGGGAAAAGAACGCCCGCTCCTGGTCGGGGTGCGCCCCGTAGTCGATGACGTAGCCCGTAAAATCGCTCCGCCAGGCGACGACGACGTAGAAGAGGAGTTCCTTTTGCACGTCGACGAAGGCCGTCAAGTGCGTGCAGCCGACGGGCACGTCGCCCCGCGCCATGCCGCTGGTCTTGGCGGCGATCTGGTCGGCCGAGAGCATCTCTTCGATACCCTGATCGTCGACGAGCGGCTCGTTCTGATACTCCGCGAAGAATGCGGCCTCATCCCGCAACTTCAGGTTCATCGCATGTTGAATGGCCGAGAGTTCGTCATCGTTGTGCCGCGCGGGCCAGGCGATGCACGCGCCACGGTCCATGTCGGCCCGGTTCCGGCGGTAGAACTCGGTGGCTTCCTCGCCCTTGTGGCCGGCCTTAAGGCTCTCGGCGCGCAACTTGGCATACTCGTCCCACAACTTCTCGTCGGCGGGAAACGAGTACATCATCTTCGTGCGTTCGCCCTGCCATTCGGGGTGCTTGTCGCGGTTCAGGATGGAGTCGGCCATGTCGCCGGGGCGTATGACCGTGCAGCACATGATGGCGGCGATCTTCTGCCCGGGCCCCGCCATGCCGAGGACATCGCCCGCCAGCACACGCTCGCGGCGGTACGACTGCGAGACCGACCACGCCGACTCAGTCGTCTGCGGGTCGTCAATGAGCGCCAGCGACGGCCTGAGCACCCGCCCGTCGGGCAGCGCGTGGTGCTGGCCGCGGATGTCGCTGGCCTTCAGGCCCGCCGTGGTGATGACGGCGCCGGCGGCAGCGCTGCCGGGGATGATCGGCAGGACAACGCGGTCGGTGTTCCACTCGATACGGGTCGCCTCGCCCTTGTATGTCTGGCCCTTCTGGCGATTGACGATGCGGCCGAGTTTGCGGATGGGATAGACGACCTCCGGCCAGTCCTCAAGCAGCAGTTCGTTGGTCTCAAGCCAGGTCTTGAGGACGGCGAGGAGTTCGACGGCCCGTTCGGCCGACGCCGCCACCAGGCAACAGAACGGCCGGGTGCCGATGAGGACCGACCACAGGCACGCCGCCTCCGCGAGGACCGTCTTGCCGCTGCCGCGCGGCATGGCGTGGGCGAAGAGGCCCCCTTCGCGGACGGCCCGCTCGATTTTCTCGATGGCCCGCAGGTGGTCGGCGGACCACTCGAGATAGAAGACCCGCGGCAGGTACGTGGTGCAGAAGAACCGGAAGTCGGCGGCGGCCCGGGCCTTCCGATCCGGGTCCACGACCGCAGGAATCTCGCCGATGTCCTGGGCCTCGGCGGCCACCTGCCGCTGGCGGGCCGCCACGCGGGCCTTGTGCCGCGCGTACCCGCCCACCGACAGGCGCCGGCTACGACCCGCGAGGGCCGTCTTGAATTGTTCCAGCACCGAGATCGGCAACGCGGTCCATCCCTCGCATGAGGCGTTCCATCATCGCTTCGCCGCACGTCTCGCCGCAGTCGAGCGCCAGGTCCTCGAGCACCTGCATCAGGCGGCCGATGAGGGCCTTCACTTCGGCCTGGGTCACCCGCTCACCGCGCTGGATGTAGCCGGCGCGGCGGATGGCCTCGTCGATCCACGCGGCGTCGGGCTTACCTGCAGCGGCAGCCGCGATGAGCGCTTCGATGGTCTTGCGAACGTCAGGGGCGGTCACTCAGCGGCCTCCGGCGTGAGCGACTCCCAGTCACAGCCCTGGCCATGCACGAACTCCGCCCAGCGCTGGCGGATGACGTCGCAGTAGAGGGTGTCCAACTCCATCAGGAACGCCCGGCGGCCGGTCTTCTCGCAGCCGATGAGTGTCGAGCCGGACCCGCCGAAGAGGTCCAGGACGTTCTCGCCCGAGCGCGACGAGTACCCGATGGCCCGCACAGCAAGTTCCACGGGCTTTTCAGTAAGGTGAATCATGCTGGCGGGGTTGACCTTCTTGACGGACCAGACGTCGGTCGCGTTCGCCGGGCCGAAGAACTCGTGCCCTGCCCCTTCGCGCCAGCCGTAGAAGCACCACTCGTGGTTCCCCATGAAATCCTTGCGCGTGAGGACCGGGTGCTCTTTCACCCAGATGATGGCCTGCGAGAAGTAGAGTTCACATGCCTTGAGGGCGGGCGGATAGTTGCCGCAGTTGGCGTAGCCGCCCCAGACATACCAGCACCGACCAGGTTCGAGCACCCGCGCGATGTTCCCGAACCACGCCAAGAGCATCTTCTCGAACGCCTCATCCGAGACGAAATCGTTGGCGAGGGGCCGGTCCTTGGGGCGCAACTTCTCGGTGGTGGCACTCTTGATGCCCTGGCGGGCCACGTCGAACGACTGGTGGTGCATCAGGCCACCGTGCGTGCCCTCCATGCGGCAGGTCTTATTGAGGAGTTTCTTCTGCTGGAGGTCGTCACCGGGGAACGATGAGAGGCCCGCCGCGATGGCATTGTTGGACCGCGGCTCGACCTTGACGTTGTACGGCGGGTCGGTGTTCACGAGGTGGATGGGGGTGCCGGCGAGGAGACGATCAACATCGGCGGCACTCGCACTGTCACCGCACATGAGGCGATGGTTGCCCAGGCAGTACACCTTCCCCCCCGCCGACTTCGCCTCGTCCGGCGGGGCCGGCACGGCATTCTCATCCGTCTCGCCCTCGTTGACAATCGGCGCAAGGGCCCCGGCCTGCTCGGCCAGGTGCGCGAGGAGTTCCTGCACGCCCGGCTCGCCGCTCTGGACGGTCTTCAGGAGGTCCGCCAGGGCCACGCCGTCGAGTTCGGCCATCGCGGTGGTGGCGTCGAACGTCGCCAAGAGGTAATCGGCCTCGGCATCGTCCACGTCGAGGATGAGGACGGGCCACTCCGTGGCGCCGGCTTGGACGCGGGCATGACCGTCGATGAGCGTCAACTTCCCCTCGTTGCGGCCGCTGTAGTAGGCGACCAGGGCACCCGCGATGCCCACCTCGGCCAGGGCGCCCGCCAAGGCGTCCTTCTGGGCCTGCGGGTGGCGGCGAAAGTTGCGGCCGTTCTCCAGGAGGTCGGCCACGGGCACTCGACGGAAATCCTTGATGCGGTCACGAATCATTCAGCGTCTCCTTTTCTTGCCGCCACTGCGGGCGGTGTTGCGAAGTCGGTGAAAAGTGGAGCGGCGTCTCGGAACTGCCCCGAGCCCTCGAACCTGGGCGGTTCGCGTGTCTCTCTTGACACCTCCGCCGCTCGCGTCTCCGTTTGACCCTCGAACGTCCAGATGCAGTCGTCCTTCTTCGGGTAGTCCTGGCCCCAGCGGAACGGCGACTCGCGCAGGAGCCGCTTCCTGAGGCCGTGCCCGCACAGGAAGTGGCAGTACCGGAACTGGCGGCCCCGGACCCGGCGCAGGCCCACGCTCCGCGTGAACGCCCGGTCGCGCCGGCCGCACCGCGTGATCACCTGCCGGGGATGCACGACCTCGTTGGCAGCCGTGACGTAGAACTCGGTGCGGATGAACCCGCCGTAAAGCCAGTTGTCGGCCTGGTAGACGTAGCCGGGCTTGCCGCGCATGCCGTCGGCCCACGAGAAGAGGACCACCCGGCCAGGCTCGCGCTGGCGGATGTACTCGCGGCAGAGGCGCAGGAAGTGGCTCTCGCCGTTGCGTGGTTCACTGTCCAGCATGCAGAGCCGGTTCAACTCGTAGTAGTCGCTGGTCGTCAGGCTCGGAAACAGCCGCTGGATGGTGTGCCGCGGCCGCACGCCGTACCCCCACGACGCCACGCCTACAAGGTCGCTCCCCACAAAGCACCCCAGCGACAGCAGGCAGTGCGGCGGCACGCGCACGGCGTAGTGGTGCGCCGCCACGAACGCCGCCATCAGGCTGCGTGGCACCGGTTCCACGCGGTATGCCTCGAATCTCTCGGTCGCCACCGCCGCCTCCCTCGGTTCGTCAGCCGTCCTGCATCAGCGCCGCGGCCGTTTTCGCGCGCGAAAGAATGTGTGTATCCCACCGCGACTCCCTCGCGTGCCCGCCCGCGGCCCAACCGGCCTGGAAGTACCTATTGACCGTCGTCAATATCTCCGTGCTTGCCCACGTTCGCCCACGTCGCCAATCGCCGCGCCGCTTGACGTTCCCTTCGACTGGGCTTGCCCGCGCCGCCCGTGGGCCAACGTGGGCGCTTGCTTGCCGAACCACTCCCAGACCGGCCCGCCATAATGCGGCATGACGACCTCGCGGCCATCGGGCAACGTCGCAACCGTCGCCAGGTACAGGGCTGCAATGGGCTGCTGCCTCACCGGTGGGTCCAGCGGGATGGCGTCGATGTCGATCACACCACGGCCTCCACCGCGATCTCGACGCGCGGGTCGATGCGATCCACGTACTGCTCGACAGGCATGTGAATCATGCCTGCGTCGTTGGCGACAACCCGTGCGTCGGCGATGCCGTCGAACGCGGGCTTGAGGCTGGCCAGGAGGTTGTCGCGGTCGCGGCGCCTGCGGGTGCGGAAGAAGAAGTGGGAGGTAACCCTGGCCGCTTGCATCGGTCGGGCAGGTCGTTCGGCCAAGGCCAACAGGTACGCCGTCTCGCGGTATCGCTTCACCGCCCTGGCCTTGGCCATGTAGTGCGGCCGGGCGTTGGGCGACAACTCCCGCGGCGGCAGCGGCAGCACGATGACCATCGGCGACCCCATCACAACCCTCCCCATCTCCCGCCAAACATCGAATTACTACTTCTGAATATTTCCTGTTGATCTTCTTCCTGATAACGCCGTTCTGTCCTGTTCTGTCCTGTCCTGTGGTAACGCGCGTAACGCGTTACGCTTGCGTTACGGCGTCACCGTGCTTGGCCCGGAACCGGCGCTGGCGTTCGCGGTTTTGTGCCCGTTTCTTGGCCGAATTCGTGTTCCACCGCTCCCAGTTCGGGAAGATGAGCCCATCGTCGTCGGCCAGCAGCCACCCGACTTCGACCAGCGCGTTGCCGAAGCCCGTTACGCCTGCCACGTCATCGAGTAACGCTGGTAACGCGTTACGTGCGTTACCGTCGACGGTGTTCTCGTCCGCCCATTCCCAGACGGCCATGCACCGGCAGGCCGCCTCGAACCGCGAGATGTCGAGGAGGCGCGACAGGTGGGCGATCTCCGGCTTCAGCGGCAGGCCCTTCGTCCAGGGAATCCATTCAGCCACCGGGCGCCCTCCAATACAGGGCGTTGGCGATCACGGTGTCCACTACCGCCCGCGTCGCACCGGCCCGCACCCAGGCCCGGGCGTCTTTCCCTTCGCGGGGCCGGATGACCTTGGGCCTGCGGTTTGCTGCCGTCAGCGCCTCTGCGAGGCGGCCTGCGCCGTCGATGCCGGGGGCGTCGGCGTCAGCCACGACAACCACGTCGCGGCGGCGTAGGCGGCGGACGACCTCGATGACCATGTCCACCGCGCCCGTGCATGAGGGGCGGCCGATGGCGTCGTAGCCCAGGTCGAGCAGCGCTGCCGTGTCGGTCGGGCCTTCGCAGACCAGGAGCGGCCCCGCACCGGCGAGGCCATCCGGCCAGAAGAGGCCGTTGCGGCTGCCAGCGACGGCCCACTTCTTGCCGTCCTCGGCCCGCAGGCGGATGCCAATGACCTGGCGGCCAGCGTCGAACATCGGGAACGCCCAGACGCCGGGCCGGTCGGAGAGCACCGCGCCAAGGCGCTGGAGGCTGGGGGCCGAGACACCCAGGATGTGGGCGAGCCAGCTGCGCTGGGCAGGCGAGGTGCGCCTGGCCCACCGCTCAAGCAGCGCGTGCCAGTCCCGTTCAGGTTCCGGAGTGGGCAGGTACACGCGGCATGGCGGCCGGGGGGGCGGCGGCGCGGCGGCGATGCGGTGCAGCCAGCCGCCGTTTCGTGTCGGCCGGTCGGACTTGACCCGCATGCAGCAGACAACCGCCCCGTCGGCGCTCACGCCGCACCAATCGTGCTTCCCACAGAGGGGGCACGGATGGTGCCGCGTAACGCGCACCCAGTCGGTCTTCGTCGCACACGGCGCCGGCATGTCAGTACACCTTCACCAGTTCGGCCATCAGTTCATCAGGGTCAGGTCGTTTCCAGCCGTTCTTCGCCAGCGCATCTATGAGCCGGCTGGCCTCGGCAAATGGAACGTCCGTGGGGTAGCCGTAGCGGGCGAGCAGGCGGGCCTGCTTGAAACTGCACTTCCGCTCTTCGTAGCGGTGGATGATCTCGCCGACGAGTTGCTTGGCCTGGGTGAAGGTGAGGTCCTTGGTGTCGATGCCGTTGCGCTCGAGGAGCGCGAGCATCTTCTCCGAGGGCTGGCGGCCCGTGTCCCACCCGCGCTCCCGCCACGGCTCGATGTGGAACACCTCGAACGGGTCCACCACCTGGCAGGAATAGCGGGCCTTGAGGCGAATGGCGGCACGGCGGGCCCGCTCGCGCTCCTCGGCCAGCTGCCGCTCAGCATCCGCCAGGGTCTCAGCCATGTCGACCGGCGCGCCGTCGGCGTCCGTGGCCAGTTTCCGTGCGCGATCGACCACCTCGTCGGAGTAGTTGCCGCCGAGGATGTCGGCGGTGGTGATGAGGTGGTGCCGGCCGGAGTTGCCCACGAAGTCGATGATCTCGCAGGCGGGCTTGCCGCTGGCGGCAATCGCCGCGCGCCGGGCGTCGGCCTCCTGGTGCGCATCCACCAGCCCAGGCAGTGGCCGTGTGCCGCGGCCCGCCATCTGAGCATAGAGGGCCCGGCTCTTCGTGGGCCGGGCCATAACGATGCACACGATGCCTGGCTCGTCGAACCCTTCCGTCGCCACGCCGACGTTCACCAGAATCTGGAACTTGCCGGCGGCGTAGTCGGCCAGCATCCCGCGCCGCTCATCCTTGGGCGTCGTGCCCGTCACGAACCGGGCGCACTCGGACCGATGGCGATTGAAGATCTCGCACAGGCGCTCGGCGTGGGCAACGCCGGCGGCGAACACCAGGGTCTTGCGGCCGGCGGCCAACTCGTATGCCGGCCCCACGACTTTCTGCAGGTCGGTCTCGTAGACGAGGACGCGCTCCAGGTCCGCTCCGTTCAGGTCGCCTGCCGTCGTGCGGATGGACGAGTAGTCCAGGCCGTCGACCACCACGGCCCGCTGGTGGATGGGCACGAGCCACCCGTCGTGGATGGCGTCGAGGAGTTCGTAGTCGTAGGCCACGGAGTCGAAGATCTGGCCGAGGGCCTCTTCATCGTGGCGGTCGGGCGTGGCCGTGACTCCGAGGATTTTCAGGTCCGCGTTTTGGGTGTAGTGCTCCAGCACCCGCCGGTAGGTGGGCGCCGTGGCGTGATGGGCCTCGTCCAGGACGAGCAGGCTGAATTCCTGGGGGTTGAACCGCTTCATGCGGGTATCGCCGTTACGTCCGGCGCATTGGGTCTGGATGGACGAGACGACGACGCGGGCCTTGCCGAGCATCCCGTGGTCGGCCCGCATTTCGGCCATCTCGATGTCCGGCGGGTGGCCGGTGACGCGGGCGATCTTGTCGGCGGCCTGGAAGATGAGTTCCTCGCGGTGCGCGAGCACCAGCGCCCGGCCCGTCGGCATGCGCTTGATGACGTGCGCGAACGTCACGGTCTTGCCCGTGCCCGTCGGCTGGACGAGCAGCGTCGAGCGCACCCTCCGCCACGCCTCGAAGATGCTGTCGGCGGCCGCCTCCTGGTAAGACCTCAGGATCATGACGCTTTCAGTTCCTTCGGCGCCCGCTCATAGACGCCCTCGTTGACCCAGCCGCGGCCCAGGCAGACCTTGCATCCGGCGGCGCGACAGTACGGGCACGCGGCGTAAGGCATGGCAGCCTTGAGCTGGTGGTAGACGCTGTTGCACTCGGCCTCGAAGCGGCTGGGGTTCAAGTCGGCGAAGAGCAGGTCCTTGGACTCAATGGCCTTGAGGACCGTGGTCTTGACCTTCGAGACGGTTGTCAGCAGAGCCTGGATTTCCTGGCGGCGCTGGAAGGCAACGGCTACGGCGCCCTCGACGGCGTGGCCTATCTGATCCGTGGTAACCTCGGTCGCCGGCGCGCCACCGGAAACGGGGGCGGCGGTCTGGGGGGCACTGGGCAGGTCCAGGGGGATGTCGTCGTCCGGGATCGGCGGCCCGGAGGACGTGGGGTTCGTCTTGCCGATGTTGGCTGTGTTGATGGTCCGACCGTCACGACCGGTGCGACTATCGGAATTTCCGATAGTGCCGGTGGTCTTCAACTCGGCCCGGTACTTCGCCACGGTGTCGAAGTGAACGCCCACATGGTCGGCGATCTGCCGGTCGCTCATGCTCGGTCGGGCCACAAGCGCCGCCTTCACGGCGCGGGCCTTGTCATCGTTCGTCCGGCGGAGGCCGTGGTCCTTATTGGCCCCCAGCGACATCCAAAACGCGTCGTCGCGCGTGCCTTCCCAGACCTCCGCCTGAATGGTCGGCTTCTCGGCCTCCCGCGCAGCGCGGACGCGGTGGAACCCGTCGGAGAGCCAGTGGTCCGTGCCATCGAAGTACACCTGCACCGGCGGAAAGTGGTCGCCCGCGCGCATCCGCTCGGCGTACTCGCGGACGATCTCCTCGTCGATGCGCACGCGGGGCTGTGTCCCGCCGTCCATGCGGATGCTGTCGAGCGGCAGATCCTTCAGCGTCGGGAACGGTTCAGGGGTCTTGGCCGCCATCGGATCAAGCCTCCTTATGACATGAGCGTGTGTGCCACCCGCCGCCGCATCTCGCGTGCGTGGGACTGTTCCATTTGGGCCTCGAACGCCTGGGCCGTCGCCGCCTCTACCAGTCGGCCCGCCGCCCGAAGGTCGGCCGCAAGAACGCCGACATGCTCAATGGCGCGCAGCACCCGCAAGTCGAGGGTCTCTTGGGCCTCCGGCAGCGTTCGAGTCACGGACAGCCCCTCAGTAGGGAATGCTGTCCGGGTCCAAGTCGTCTTCCGTCGCCGTGGGCTGCGCGGGCGCGGCGGCAGGCCGAGTGCGGACGGGCGTGACGTCGGCATACTCCTTGCCGTCGCCGCCCCGCTTGTACTTGAGGTCCACCCGCAAGCGCCGTCCCACGAGGTTAGCCCGGGCGAACTCCTGGTTGGCGAAGTCGCGCGGCAGGACGCCGTCGGCTTTCATACGCTTCATGTCCGCCCCGGCGGCCGAGAGGAGCCGCGCGAGCACCCAGCCGGCCTTCTCCGACAGCGTGACCATCTGCGAGGCCTCGCGGCCCTGGCGGTCGATGAAGATGAGCATGATCTGCGGGTCGCCGTCCCGGCTGCGGAACGCGCCGCCCTTCTTCGAGCCGAAGAGGACGCGCCGGATTTCCACGTCGTGCGTGCCCGGCGGAATCCGCTCGGCATAGTCGCTCGCCGCCTGCGTGGATGCCTTCTCCCAGTCGAAAGCCATCGGTTACGCTCCTTTCGCAACGGTCTTTTCAATCTTGGCGACGATGCCGTTCACCTCAGCCTGCGTCAGGTCCGCAAGGGTGCGGATGTCCCGCCCTGTCTTGGCCGCGAAGTGGCTGCACCAGGCCGCCTGCTGCTGGTCGGTGAGACTGTGCTCGGCGATGAGGGCCTTAAGGCGCGAGAGGTCCGGGCTTTGCCCCGGCGTAGCGGGGCTCCGCCCTGGCGAAGCCGGGTCCGCCGGCGGCGCGGCCGCCGCCGGTTGCGGCGCCGAGGGCTTCGGTGATTCCGGGGCGGGCGCAGCCGGCACCTGCGCCGGAGTTCCCTCGGCCAGCCACTCGGCCAACGCCCTGCCGAACCCCTCGTCGGGTTTCTCAATGACCTTGTCCTGGAACTTCCCGGTGCGGTCCTTGATGATGGTGCCGACGTGCTCGGTCGAGAGTTCCAGCAAGAGGTCAAACTCGTATTCGCAGCCCTTTCCTTGCTCAGGCGCGAGGCCGATCCGCACGGGACGCAGGCGGCCGGTCTTCTCGTCCGTCTGCTGGTTCCACTCGGTCTTCGAGCGCATCGTGGCAATGACGTGACCGGGCCAGTCGAGGATGCCGTCGATGAGCCGCCGCTGCTTGGGCGTCCCTTCGCTCCACGCGGCCCACGTGTTGCCGCTGAAGCGGGCCTTGGCCAGACGGTCCACCTCCTGGAGGAGTTCTTGCCACGCGTGGGAGAGGGAGTCGATGATGAGGACGTCGTAGCCCGCTTTGGCCGCCGTCTCCAGCGCCGCCAGGTAGCCCTCGATGGTGCGGTCCGCCAGTTGGCAGGTGTCGAACCGGAACCGGTCAGCGTACTTCGAGGCGCTGCCGCGCTCGGTGTCGATGACGGCGATGCGGCCGCCGATGCCGGTGGCCATCCGCAGGGCGGAACAGGTCTTACCGCTGCCGGCCGGGCCGGTCAGCGCCGCCCTGAGTTTCGCCTGGGCCTTCGTGGCAGGGGTGAAAACAGGTTGAGGCATGGTCAACTCCTCTCCAATCGCTTGATTCCAGGGGACAATTGCCGCCTACCCAGTGCGCGTGTCACCCGCTTCTGGTGCACCCGCATCCTTTTCTCGTGTCCCGGACAGCGGTTGCTCTCCGGATGCGGCGACGGCTCGCCGTGAATGGCAAGCGTGGCCCGCACCAGCACCCGCGCCACGCACAGGACGCACAGCCGCACCATCGCGGGTGACGCCGGATGCCGGCGCTCCGCGTCCGGTCCCAAGCGGGGCGTCGTCAGCGGGCCGCCGCAGGCCGGGCACGTCGCGTCCAGCGTGACGAGTTCCTGCTTGCGTAGGCCCACCCACCGGCGTCTCCGCGTCCCGGACCGCGCGACACGCGCGGCCGTCGCCATACTTATTCGCCGCTCAGGTCTCCGGCGCGCCGCGCATTCCGCCTGAGCCTGATAAGTCACGTGAGTGCGCACGTGCGCGCGCCATCGGTATCAGTATCAGGCTCATGACCCTGATCGGTGCGCACGTGCGCACTCACGTGACTTGCCGCGCGCACGCACAGCCCTACATACGTGAGCCTGTTACCCGCCGAGAATCTCCCCGTGGTGCTGACGCACTGCCGTGCCAGCAGCGGGAGAGAACAATGACGACGAACCACCAGGGGTTTGCGGAACCGTGGCAGGCGGATTTGGCCCTGACCCGAGTGCGACGGTTCGGGTTCCCCGAGCACGAATGGCCGGACCTTCTTCAGGAACTGGCGCTGAAGGTCGGCAAGTTCACGTTCGACGACGCCAAGTCCAACGGCGCGAAGGAGTCGACCGTCCTTCGCACCGTCATCGACCGTCATCTCGCAACGCGAAACCGGTCAAAGCGACGCGCCGAGCGCAGCGCGAGGAAGTTCCGGCGGTGCGCGCTGCACCAAGGCGTGTGCGAAGACCCGATTGAACTGCGCACCGACGTGCGGCAACTGGTCGGGACGCTCACGCCGAAAGAGCAGGCCGTCTGCGAGGGATTCGGCAGCGGCCGCTCCCTGGCGGAGATCGCAGTGGAACTGGCGTGCAGCATCGCTTCCGTGCGGCGGGCAAAGGCCCGCATCCGAAAGCGGTTCGAGGAAGCGGGCATGAAGGGCTGGCTTGATGACTGATACGCCTGGCAAGGGAGACGAACGTGCAAGAGACCGTGAAACTTCTAACGGCGAAGGAGCTGGCCGCGGCGCTGGGGGTCCACGAGCGGACCTGCTGGCGCCTGGCGGCAATGGCCGAGGCCGGGCACGGCGACTTCCCGCGGCCGCTCAGAATCGGCCCCAGGGTTGTCCGTTGGCGACTGGCGGATGTCGAGGCGTACCTGGCCGCCCTGGCGGCCGGCGGGCGTTAAATCATCGCATCAAGATTTCGGAATAACTGACTTGCCACGGGCGCGAAGCGGAGGTAGGGGATCACCGGTCCGTGGGGGCAGGAAAGGAAACAGTATGGCGAGCATCTACCGACGCAAGAGAGGCGGCTGCTTCTACATCACCTATAAGGCGCGGCCGGGCGAGCGGCACACGGTCAAAGGCTGCAAGGACCGTGCAGCGACCGAGGCCCTGGCCCGCAAACTCGAAGCCGACGCCATGCTCAGGCGCGAGGGCGTCATCGACTCCAGGGACGACCGCTACGCGGCCGCGGAGGCCAAGCCCCTGACAGATCACCTCGCGGATCTCATCGCCGAGTTGAGGGCCAGAGGCGTAACGCCTCAGCAGGCCAAGGCCGTTAAACGCCGCGTTGAGCACATCCTGGCGCTCTGCAAGACCGAGCGCATAAGTCGCATATCGGCGTCAGCGGTCCAGCAGGCTATCGGGACGGTTCGTGACGCCGGGGCAACGCCGCGCAGCCGCAAGAACGGCGCCTCCCTCCAGACCTGCAACCACTACCTCCGGGCCGTCAAGCAGTTCAGCCGCTGGCTATGGCGCGACGGCAGGGCACGCGAGGACGTCCTGGCGCACTTGGCGGGCTACAACCTGGCCCTCGACCGCCGGCACGACAGGCGGGCTCTGACGGACGACGAACTGGCGCGGCTGATCACCGCCGCCGAGGCGGGGCCGATGGTCCTCGGCGTAGCCGGGCCGGACCGGGCGATCCTCTACCGCGTGGCTGTGGGAACGGGTTTCCGCGCCAACGAACTCCGCAGCGTCACGCCGGAGTCCTTCGACCTCTATGGCGACCCTCCAACGGCCACCGTACAGGCTGCATTCTCAAAGCACCGACGCAAGGACGTGCAACCGATACGCCGCGACCTGGCAGGCCTCCTAATGCCGTGGCTGAGAGCGAAGAGGCCCGGCCAGCCGGTCTTCAACGTCGCCGACAAGACGGCCAAGATGATGCGAAAGGACCTGGAGGCCGCCCGCAAGGCTTGGCTGAAAGAGGCCAAGAACGAGAAGGAACGCGGCGAGCGGCAGAGAACTGACTTCCTCGCGTACCGGGACTCCGCCAACTGCGTGGCCGACTTCCACGCCCTGCGGCACACGTATATCAGCCGCCTGGTCCAGAGCGGGGCGAACATCAAGGTCGCGCAGGAACTGGCGCGGCACTCGACGCCGACGCTAACGCTCGGGCGCTATGCACACGTCCAACTGATGGACCAGCGGCGGGCCTTGGACGCCCTGCCCTCCATCGAGGCCCCACGGGCCGACGTCGCGGCCCTGGCGGCCACAGGGGCGTAA